GCATTCTCAAGATAGTTGGACATTGCAGCCATTTTTTACCTCTTTGATAAAGTCATTGCGAGTGGAACACCCGAGTATTGAGCAGATTCATCCGATCTAACCAATGTGTCGATTGCCCTTTGATACATGGTAGCCCATGTCTGAATTCGTGCATCGTTCATGATGTATGGTTCTGCCTCCAACAATGCCGCATAAAGCAAAGCATCGGGAGAGTTAGCCATAAACGCATTACTTGAATTTCCGCTTGATAGGAATGTCGGAGCAGAGTAATACAGCAGTTGAACCGTGTATGTGTTGTCCGGCATTGGGGCTAACTGAAACTCAGTTGCCAAAATTGTGTAATTCAACGGTTTACCGCGAACATGAGAATCTGTGTTTCTGATAAACACCGATGGAGACAGATATGTCAATGGTTGCGGAGGGTTCCCCGTTACATAGAAGTCTCTAGCCTCAAGAAAGTCTGACGGTATTTCTACCGTTCCGTCCCCACTAGTCGTAGTGGTGGTGACTGATTTGAGCATTTGCCGGATGCGGAGTTCTCTGCGAAGTCTCAGTTCTGCAAACCGAATGAAGTCGGGAATCTGATCGGTCAAGTCACTACGGGCCAAATAATTGGCAACCGCTGTGCTTAGTTCAGAGAATGTCGCAATGCTCATACTCGCCCCGGTCTAGTTCTGAAAAAACGATTGTCCGGACTGTTTAGGAATTCTTTGAATTTCTTTTCATCCACTACCGCAAAGCCTCTCATGATGCCTTTTGCGTTTAGATCGTCAATCACTGTTAAAGGAATTGAAGCAACCTTATTGCCAAACATATCATTCGACCATCTTGCGCGTTCATCATAGGAATTGAATTCCTTTAGATTTTGCTCGATGTTTGCCGTTATGTCTTGGCGTGTTTCAACGATGATGCCGCCTTCGCCATCGGCGTGGGCAACAGATTGACGAAACTGATTCATAGAAAAACCCCCATGCGGTTAAACATGGGGGCATTCACTCTTAGGGAGTCAAGTCAGCGATGATGCCGTGGGCAGCTTCGTTGTTCACTTGCAAGGTGTATTCCACCAGCAATTGAGTCACTTCCGCATCACCCGTCTTAGCCAACTCGTTGGTTTGGAAGGGGCGCAGATAGGCAATAGAGGCCATGTCGGTATCCAACACAAATGCAGCTTCATCGCAAGTGTTGGTAGAGGACATGAACCTGTTGGGAACCACAGAAATCGTCCCGAAATCGCTGAGGTACACATCTGCCGCACCGATGATGGTCGTAGGAGCATCAGAGGGAGCCATGAAACGCTGTGCAGCAATACCAGCAAAGGCAGAGACCAACTGCTTGTGAGCAGGGTTGACCATCAACACTTTGGGATTGCCACCAGACGAATACACCTCTTTGACCACAGTTTTCAAAATGGTTTCGGTGAAGGTGCGGTTAGTGCCGTTGGTACGAGTAGTCGTGCCGCTTGCGCCAGCAACACCATCAGTACCAAAGTCACCGTTAGTCGCCAGCCATGTTTGCAAACCACCCAACTTACGAGCAGCACTAGAAGTACCGTTCGTGCTTGCTTGGTTTGACAACAGAGTGGTTTCCATGTCGCGCTTGATCTCAGCAGAGGCTTTAGCCAGTTGGTAAGCCTTTTCAGACTTGCGACCAGCTTTGTCCACAGCTTCCAAAGTGCCGGAGATTTTCACGGTCTTTTGGCTGATCTGAGTCTTGTTGCCCACGCGAGTGGTAACGCCGATGGTGGCATCAGATGCCGAGTCCCCTTCTACGGCGTAGTTCGTTAAAACTGCGCTGGCAAGTGAATCCGTTTGCCATTCGTGATTGGTAGCGGTTGCTTTGCCCTTACCAATGGACGACATAAATGGAGTTTCCGTTGGTGAGATCGAGTAGATAACATCGGAAAGATCTTCCCGTTGACCAATGGAGGTGTAGGTTTGATAAGTTGCCATGATTGAATCCTTGAATTAAACGAACCGTTCAAACGCACTTGCAGCATCTCGGACTTTGCCGGTCTTCTTCAAATGCGCTACTGCTTTTTTGTGCTGTTCTTGATTGTCTCTTGGCGCAGATACTCCGCTTTTCATCATTCGGGGTGCTTCGGTTACCCTTTTAGATAACTCCGGCTTTCCCTTTTGCAAAGAGGAATACTTCATGCCATGATACAAACTCAGTACAGCACGAGAATCATAGACATTGGCTAACTCTTGGTCAGTCCACCCTATCGACTTGGCGTAGTCCCGAATATCCTTGCGGATTTGGTCGCCAGCCTTTGGGTCGGAGTATCCGGGTATAGAACTAGAAAGTTTTTGGCTTTCTTGAGCAATATGGCTTTGAAGTTTCTCAGAGTGTTCCGCTTGTTGCTGTTGAGCAATGCGTTGTTGTTCTGCCTTCAAGACCGCAAGTTGTTCATTGCGTTGCTGCTTTTCTGCTACCTTAACCGCATACCCGATGGGGTCACTTTCCTTTAGAGCATCCAAATTCTCACCCTTCGTTTGCTGAGTTAGGAATTGTTCCATCATCTGCAAGCGTTGGGCGTACTGATCTCTTACCTTGTTTGCTTCGTCAATCTTCGACCGTTCTGCTTCCACAGCGCGGCGTTGTTCACTAAGCGTTTGAGTCTTCTTTGTGTAGTCGGCCCCAAGTTGGTAGCCCTCAATAAGTTGATCGAGAGTTACTTCGCGTTCTTCTCCAGCCGCTTTGACTCGAAAAGTGCTTGTGCGCTCTGTTTCACCTTCTTCAGAATCCACCAACTCGGAATCAACGCCATCATCATTCTCTGAATCTGCACTCTGTTCGACTTGGCCTTCGGCGTTCGGTTCAGAATCCATTAACCCAAAAAATGCGGATGCAGCTTGTTCCACATTCAGCGATTCACTTCCTTGCGGAGCCGTGTTATCACTCATTTCTAACCCATTTTGTCAGCACTTACCGAGTGCAACGGTGTAATCTTATGATTACAAAATCTTCCACCGCTTCTTAACAATTAGCCCCGTAGCTGCAATTGATTCAAAGTGGCTTTTAATCGATTGTAAAGCATGAATTTTTAAATATGCAAGTTCTCGCGCTTCAATATCTTCCGGCGCAGAGTTAACTATATTAAGCAATTCAGATTGGCGCATTGCTTCCATTTCTTCTAAGAAGAACTCATCGGAAAGCAGATTTTTGGCAAGTTCAAACTTTTCCATTTTGGATACTCGATATGAAGTCTGACATTGAAACTTGCGGGGTATTGGCGAATTGGTTGCCTTGCAGTCCAGCCCATTGAGTGCCGCCTAACAGATTGTCAGTGGTAAACAGTGAGTTTAGGTCTATCGGGGCTTGAAATGTTTTTGTGTACTCGGGTCGTGCCCATCCGGATATGTCGCTCGGAGTGAATGGGAAACCGCCTTGCGGTGTTTCTGTATCACCGCCGCTAGATATTGCATCCCTTACTACATCACTCACTTTGCTTGCGCCGTAAATACCCAACCCGAGTTTGATTAACCCCTCAACTTGAGACCTTGTGAGTGGGCTAGAAGGTGTTTCTACCGGCCCCTCATATGGCGTGTCGGTAGATTCTGTGTAATCAATCGGCGTACCATCTTTGTCTACCGTGAGAGTGCTTCCATCATCGTAGGTGTAGGTTTTATTTGTCGTTACCGGCGCACCAGTATTGATGTATGAAGTTGGGTCGCCAAGCGTCACATTACCCGTTGGCGTGAGTCCACCTTCTCCAACTACTCCACCAGTCAAATTGCCGGTTAGTCCTTGACCACCACCCATAATGTCTAAATTAGGGCTTGTTGGCGTAGTCAACCCCTCACCACCCGTTAAGACATTTAATGTGTAATCAATGGGTTCTGTGCCCGTTACCATTGTGGTTGGCAATGTTGCACTAATGCCCTCAGTCGTGCCGCCAAGCGTGTACCCGCCCGTTAGATTGCTTAGTGCTGCATCTATTTGGTCTGGGGTTAGATTTGGTAGCGTTGTATCAACTAGATTCGGATTTGTCTCCGGATATGCAGCTATTACATCTTCGCTAGTTGGTGCAGGGCCAGCATCCAAATAGTTGGGAATGGGAAGATTCTGAATGTAATCATCCGCTTGGCCTTGCGCGATTGTGTCTGCGCCCGTACTGATTGCCGTACTAATAGCCGCATTAGTTAATGCTTCCTCTACTGTATTGCCTTGCAATAGGTTAGCCGCAGTGTTAGCCGCCATAGTGCCCGTTACACCACCACCCGCCATTCCAGCAATATCAGCACCGCTTGCACCCAATGCACCCGCTGTGAGTGTGCTTGTGGCTATGTTCTCTGCCATCTTTTCAATGGGTACACCCGCCGCAGTTTGGAAGATTGCCGATGAAGCAGCCGCACCTAATAAACCACCACCCAACTCAGCCGCCAATGGGCCACCGAATATCAAAGCCGCATAAGGTGCAAATGCTCTAGCTGCCTCTGTTTGCTGTTGCCAAAATGTCTTGCCACCCGATGGACGATAAGTTACTTGAGATTCGAAGTTTTGAATTGGCGCAACCCGTCCGGTCTTTGGGTCTGTCTGTAGAAATACATAATGCCCACCACCGGCGGTTTCGTTTCCTACATCAGCATATTTAATGTCTGCCCTGCCGGGAACATCAAATAGTGCCCCGACTTCTCTACCATTGCCATCTCGCAATGCGTAATATTCTTTGCTTCCTTCGTTGCCTTGCCCATCGTCCCATCTCTCAATGCTTTTCTTTGTGTCTACCGTTGCTTCACCACTTTGAACTGCGCTATTGATGTTTGACAATCCGCGAGACATTCCCACCCATTGCTGATTGGAAAAGTCTGTTCCTTTGATCGGTTGGAAGTATTGACCCGATGCGCTTTTGTCTGTGTTCTCTACCGTGTAACCTTTGTCCGATTTGGTGGCGTTTAATGTTATGTCGCTGAAATACCCACCTTCTTTTTCGTTTCTCAGCTTTGGAACGGTAAACTTTCCATCGCCAGCAACATCAAATTTATATAGTTGTAGCGGTTCCCTCGGGATTTCAATCATCTGCCCATCTTCGTTATAAGCATACTCTACACCCCGAATTGAATAAGTATTTGAATAACCGGTTATTGGTTTTAATTCGGTTTTAGATAAAACTCGACCTTTAGGGTCAATGTATGCACTACCGCTTTGGATTGCCTTGATGACATTTCCAAAACCCGCATTACTGCTAATGAGTGTGTCTAGCGTTGTCATCCGGGTATCTCAATGTTTGAGGTTATCCCTGCCCCAACCTTCATTGCTTTCAATTGGGCCTCTGCTTCAAACTCTTGCTTTCTAAACATCATCTCAGCTTGGAACTTGTCCCGCTGTAACTGCATATCAGCCATTGCCTTTTCCCTTGCCAACTGAATATCTGCCTCTGCCTTCATTTGCATACTCTGAATGTCGGCTTGAACCTTTGCCATTACCGCTTGTGCTTCCGGCGACATTTGCGGTTGTTGCGGTTGAGGGTTGCTCAATTGTTGGTCGAGTTCCGGAGGAATAGCTTTGTAGAACTCTGCACTGTCTTTGAACCCTGCAGCTTCCACCATTCTCCCAAGCGTGTTCCGATACTGTCCCATGCTCACCAATGGGTTGGATGGCCCCATCTGCCCCAATACTTGTTCTTGTTTCTGCAAGACCATTTGAAGCATCGCCATTTGCTCTTGACGGTTGCCAGCACCGAGACCAACATTTATGTCCACATCGTATTGATTAGTCCACTCTCGCGGGTCAAAGGCCACATATGAGCCTCTCATCCGCACAATGCGGGGCTTGTCTTGATACTTGCAAAGAAGGTGCAAAATCCCTTTGAACAAAGACTTTACACCGGTCTCCGCAAAGATTCGCGCTATCAATTCAACCTTACCCGCGCCAGCAGCTTGCATAGATGCCACAGCAGCAGCAGTCACATTCTGCAAGATAGCGGGGTCTAGCCCTTGTGATGCGTCTGTCACTCCGGTGCGCTTTTGGGCCACAGAGTCGAGATATTGCAACATCGGGAATGCTTGTCCCGCAACGGGTTGCACTTGTAACGGTTGCACTGCGCCTTGAGACTTAATCCGCACCACACCGCCAGCAGTGGCAGTCAGCAGATCATCTAAGTTCACTTGACCATCTACCGCAGTCACCCGAGCATTGTTTGTCAGATAGAGGTTATCCAAAATCTGACGGGTGATAGTGGTCTTTTGAAGCTGAATGTCTGTCGTGCGGTCTGCCAATGATTGACCGAAAAACTTGTGAGGGATTGGAATCGGGCAAATCGAGTGAAATGGCACATAGTCACATTCTTCGTTTGACAGAATTTCGTTTCCAGCATAAAACACTTGACGAAGTTCAGCGATACCGTCCCCGTCCATGTCGGCCCGTAGGTAG